ATTATTTTATTATGACTATATCAGATTGGGCAGGTTTAATATTAACTGCATTGTCTATCATCGCTATTACTGTTGGCGGAATCAGATGGTTCATTACCGCAGAAATGAAAGTCCTATCAACCGAACTTAAAAACAATTTATCAGAACTCAAGCCTAACGGAGGGTCATCGATGAAAGACCAGGTTAACAGACTAGAAGAAAAGTCTCACAAACTAGAAGAAAAAATTGACAACCTTTATAACGTTCTTATAAACGAAGGTGTCAAGACTAACAAAAATAAGAAATCAGAAAACACCGAACTTTGATTATTAATATAATATATATAAACTATAATATATACTAATATATAAATATATAATATATAGCCCTTATCTCTATAGATAAGAGGGTATCACACTTTTTGTGATTTGTCAAATAGAAAACAGAAATCCCTACAAAATGATATAATTTATCATATAGAGCCAGTGTCTGATACTCTCTCTCATACCCACTTCAGGCACTGGTTCTTTATTTATAGTGTATAATGTTTATATGTCTTGTACTTCATGCTCTCCTGATTCCCCGATTTTTATTGGTGCGGAACCTCAAAACGTTAAATGGACTGTAGTCCGTGGAGACGATATCTCTGCCAAGTTTGAATGGTACGAAGACGATGGTGTTACTCTCAAGGATACCACAGGATGGACATATTTAGCAAGTGCCTATGACCCTAAGACAACGACTAAGTACACTCTGACACCAACATCGGCAGCAGGGTATGTTACAGTAAGTGCTGATTCTGCTATGACTGCAGGATGGGGTGTTGGAAGTTCTCCAATTGTCGCTGAACTTATATTTGATTTACAAGTAACAATCTCTAGCAAGAAGTGGACTCCTATTGTCGGAACTATAGTAGTTCGCTCTGACATTACTGGGAGCACTCTTTAATGACAACATTTAAAATTATTCCTGATACCACCCAATCTTCTCAAATCAAAGTAACGACCACAACAGAATCTTCTAAGATTGCTGTAGTTAATTTTGGCGGACCTCAAGGAACACAAGGTATCCAAGGACCTACTGGACCAACTGGAGCCACTGGTGCTACAGGAGCAACAGGTGCTACTGGACCACAGGGTATTCAGGGTATTCAAGGTATAAAGGGAGACACTGGTTTGACTGGTGCTACAGGTCCAATTGGTCCAAAAGGTGATACTGGGAATACAGGACCACAAGGTATCCAAGGTGTCAAAGGAGACACAGGAAACCCAGGTGCTCAAGGAATTCAAGGTATTCAAGGTGAAACAGGTTTACAGGGCATTCAAGGACTTAAGGGCGATACTGGAGCCACTGGAGCACAAGGAATTCAAGGTATCCAGGGTGTCAAAGGTGACACTGGGCTAACAGGTCCTACTGGTGCTACAGGTCCAACTGGTCCACAAGGCATACAAGGCATTCAGGGTATTAAAGGCGATACTGGACTAACAGGAGCAACTGGACCTAAAGGTGATACAGGAGACACAGGTTCTACTGGTCCACAGGGTCCACAGGGTATCCAAGGTATTCAAGGCGTTACTGGTGCCACTGGTCCTACTGGTGGCTCTAGTTCTCACTATCACTATAATGCTAGAACTAACACAATTTCGGGAGACCCTACAACTAATCAACTTGGTTGGAATAATGCAACTCAAATAAATTCCACTGCCCTGAGAGTCAACCACATTGATAAAGACAATCAAGACGATAGCATTTTCTTAAGCCTCATAAATCAAGGTGACATTCTTATCATTCAAGACGCAAACAATGCGGCTAATTATCAAAAATGGGAAGTCAATGGAACTCCAACTTACAACGATACCTGGGATAATTTTCCTGTAACTCTTTTGACCAGTGCTGGTACTGGTACAACAAACTTTGCAAGCAATCATCCGCTTATATTAGTTATTGTTGCTGTTGGTAATACTGGTCCTCAAGGACCGCAGGGTATTCAGGGTGCAACTGGACCAAAGGGAGACACAGGAGACACAGGTCCAACAGGAGCAACAGGTCCTCAAGGACCAACTGGATTAACTGGAGCAACAGGAGCCACTGGTGCTCAAGGTCCTCAAGGTATTCAAGGAGAAACTGGTGCAACAGGTGCTACTGGAGCAGGATTGTTATTCCGTGGTGCTTGGGCAACAGGAACTGTTTATGCAGTTAATGATGTTGTTAGAGAAGATGGTTCTTCTTATAGAGCCACTACCGCCCACACTTCTGCATCAATAACTCAACCTGGAATTGGTGCAAACCAAGCATCTTTCTGGGCATTGCTTGCACAAAAAGGTGACACAGGTGCTCAGGGACCAGCAGGTGCTACTGGAGCACAAGGAATTCAAGGTATTCAAGGCGAAACAGGTGCAACTGGTGCTGCTGGCACAAACGGTACTAACGGAACCAATGGAACCAATGGAACTAATGGTCAGGGTGTCCCTACTGGTGGAACAACAGGTCAGGTACTAGCCAAGATAGATGGAACTAATTATAATACTCAATGGGTAAATGCTGGTGGTGGTTCTGGATTTACTGGTGCAGGTACGTCTATTACAGGTATTCAGGGAACTAATCTAACTACCTCCACAAGTACGACTGGTGCTTCAATTGTTCTGAGTACAGGTAACGTAACTGCTGGTGGTTATTTCTCTGTTGCAACTACTGGCACACTGATTTTGAAATCTGGTAATGCTTCTGGTGGTTACTTTGGACAATCTGGAAATGTTGATGTTTATACTGGCACTACATCATTTGGTGACGAAGAGGGCGGTGAAATTTATGGAAATGTAAATATAGGTTATACACAGACTTATCGAATCAATATTGGTAAAACTGGTCTTAATAGTAATGAGCCTTCTGGTGCAAATGAAATAAATATTGGTACTGCTGGAAGTGCAACTTTATTAAATCTTGGGTCTACAGGCGGTGGAACAAGCAAGGTAACATTAAATGGACCAGTAAATCACTCAAGCACTACAAGCCCTATACTTTTAAATAATTCTGCAGGAACTTCTGGTCAAGTACTTACTTCTGCTGGAACAGGTGCAACACCTACCTGGACTACTTTTAGTGGCACAGATACAAACTTTTATCCAACAACCTTCACATATACTGATGGAACAACTTCAGGACCAACAGGCTCTTTAACTGGTAGCGGAATGTCTGCTGTTTCTTTTGCAGCAATTCCTTCTGCATCTGGTTCTGTTTCTGGTATCGTAACAACTGGTGCTCAAACTTTTGCTGGAGTAAAGTCAATGACTTCCCCAGCAATAACTACAAGCATAACAACGCCAACGACAACAACGTTTAATTTACTGACTAGCACTATTGCAACAATGAACTTTGCTACAACATCTGCCGTTCTAAACATTGGAAAGACTGGAGGAGTCACAAATATAAACTCAGAAGTTAGCATTCCAAACTCAGGCTTGTCTATCGGAGGCGGCGGAGTAGGCGGATTCTTTGATTTAACTGGAGCAGCAACATTTAGCAGTAGTATAAATGCCACTGGAACAGTGACTGGAGGAAACCTTACTACTAGTGGAACTCTAACTAGAACTGCTCTAAATGGTGGAGGAACTACTGGTGCCTCTATCAATAATTCTGGTCAGTTTGTTAGAACTACATCATCTGCTAGATATAAGCAGGATATCCAAAATGCTAACTTTGTTTATGAAGATGTTTTGGCTTTATCACCAAAAACATTTAGGTTAAAGGATGAGGCTGAAGAAAATCCAGATTCTAAACTTTACGCTGGTCTTATTGCTGAAGACGTAGACCAGATTGAAAGCCTAAAGGTTTTTGTAAATTACCTGACTCAAGAAGATGGTTCAGTAATTCCAGATGGCATTGCTTATGGTGAAATGGTAGCAGCACTTGTATCAGCAATTAAGCATCAAGACGCTAGAATTCAAGCCCTAGAAATCCAAGTTCAGGCTCTATCTAAGTAAGTTAAGCCTCTATCTGCTATAATATATATCGAACAAAGGATTTTAGGGTATGAAAATCGCAGTTTATACAATTGCACTTAATGAAGAAAAGTTTGTCGAACGCTGGTACAACTCAGTAAAGGACGCTGACTATATCCTTATTGCGGATACTGGTTCTACTGACCGTACCGTGGAAATTGCCAAGTCACTTGGTATAAATGTTTATAATATCTCAATCAAGCCTTGGAGATTTGACGTAGCCAGAAACACAGCCCTATCGTTACTACCAGACGATATAGACCTCTGCGTATCTCTTGACATGGACGAGACAATCTCGGAAGGCTGGAGAGAGATTCTAGAAAAGACAACTGGAAATCAGATTACCTATGTCTTTGACAACTATCATAAGCAGCACAGTATGGTCAATAACAAGATTCATTCACGTCACGGATATGTCTGGAAGTTTATTATGCACGAAGGTATTGTTCAAGACAGAACTGAGCCAGACATTGAGTTTGCTTATGGTCTTGAAGTTTATCATTTGCCAGATACAGAAAAACCTCGCAGTCAATACCTTGACCTCATCAAGGCTGCCTTAGATGAAACTAGGGAAATCACACGATATTACAAATACTACACAGATGCTTTAGTATCCCTTGAACGATACGAAGAGGCTGAAACCTGGTATCTAGAAATGATGAAGGTTCCAGGATTTAGCGATACAGACAAGTCTCACGTCTATAAAGTTTTGGCTGACATTGTTCCAGAGAAACGCTATCAATACCTTTCCGAATGCCTAAAGCATTCTAGAGAAAGACGAGAGCCATACTATTACTTAGCAGAATACTATGTAGAAAAAGAAATCTGGGGCTTGGCTAGAATGTATGTAGAGCAAGCCTTAAGGCACACAAAGCCTAGTTTTGATATTTTTAATAATCCTAGAGTTTGGGATGGTGCTGTAGAACAACTACAAGCAAAGATTGAACAGTGGTATAATGATAATGAACAAAGGATTGAAGAATGAAAATTGCGGTATACACAATTGCTCTCAATGAAGAAAAGTTTATAGAGCGTTGGTATGAGTCTGCCAAAGACGCAGACTATCTACTAATTGCTGACACTGGCTCTACAGATAAGACTGTTAAACTTGCTAAGAAACTTGGTATTAATGTAATTAACATTTCTATTAAGCCTTGGCGTTTTGATGATGCTCGTAATGCTGCTCTGGCTGCCCTACCAGATGACATCGATATGTGTATTTCTCTAGATGTTGACGAGGTATTGGATAAGGGGTGGAGAGAGGCACTAGAAAAAACTACTGGTACTCAGATTCTATATAAGTATACTCACAGTTGGAACAACAAGGACCAGACTATTCCAGGTATGATATCTTCTCAGTCAAAAGTTCATGCTCGTCATGGATACCGTTGGAAGTATATCGTTCACGAGTACATTGTTACAGATAGAAACGAAAACCATGTTCTAGAAGAATGCGAAGACTTCCATATTCTTCACTACCCAGATAATGATAAAAGCAGAAAGGTGTATGACACTTTAATTAAAGATGCTTTAGATGAAGAGCCAGATAGCCACAGGTATCAGTTATATTATGCAAAGGCTTTAATTTATGAAGATAGAGAACAGGCAATAAAAGAATTTAAAAAGTATATCTCCATGAAAGACTCTGGAAGACTTCCTACCGACATTTGTACAGCATACATTATTCTTTCAAATCTAGAACTTAAGAAGCAGAAGAAACACCTAATCTCTGCCCTTAAAGTTTGGTACGCTCGTGAACCGCTATTTTGTTTGGCTGTACACTACTTTCTGAAAAATGACTGGAGAAATGCCAAAAAGTATTGCAAAAAGATACTTGCCATTACTCAAAGAACAACTGACCACAACTACATTGAGCAAGCCTGGGGGTATCTTCCAAAAAACATGCTTTATGTCTGCAACCACAATCTAAAGTTTAAAAATAGAAAAGACAAAATGTCTCTTAATGTCAATGGAATTGCTAGTTCTAATTTTGACTTATTTAAAGAGACAGACGTGGTATAATATAGTTTATGGCTACCGCATTATCATACCCAACAATCTCTGGAGTAACTACTCCACCCTATCTTTCAGCACTTTCTGAAGTTGCCAATATTCAAAACACAATTAACTTTTTATATTATGGTTCTACGGATGCTGGAACTACCCCACGAACATCTCTATCAACTTCTAGTGGTATTTACGGAATGCTTGCACAACTACAAAATCAAATTAGTTCCCTACAATCTGGAATTAACGTTCACGAAAATGCTAAATATGCCACAACAACAACAATAACTGGAACATATTCCGCTGGTTCTGCAGACAACTCTGCAACTCCAGGAACTGGGATTAATGCATATATTACTTTTACAGCAACTGGTGCTCAATCCATAGATAGTGGTGCAAACCTTGTCCTTGGAGATAGAGTTCTTGTTAAAAATGGAACTACTCTTGGTGCCGCAGGAACAACCTCAAGCATTGCTAATGGCATTTATGTCGTACAGTCCGATGGAATTGGTGGACAAGCAACATTAACTCCAACTTTTTCAAATGGAAGTGCTACAAAAGTAGTTCTTGTTCGTTCAACAGATGCAAATAATACACTTGCTGGAGACTTTGCCGAAGGTGACTTTTTATATGTTTCCGATGGTAGCACAAATGCAAATGAGGCATTTATGCTCACTACATCAAGTGCCACTGGTGGATTACCAACTGGAACAATTCGAATTGGAACAGACACTGTAACCTATAATCAGTTTATTGGTGTTGGTTCTTATTATATTGGAACAACTACTGCTCAAATCTCATCTGCTAATCAGGCTTTGACTGGTATTTCTAGCCTTGCAATGCCAGGTGCTACATCTGGAACAATTACACTTACCCCAGCAGCAACTGCTGGAACAACAGCAATAACAATTCCAGCGGTAGCAGGAACTCTAGCCATTAATCCAACAACAACTATCGGTGATGTTATTTACGCATCTGCAACTGGTACTCCTGGAACTCTTGCTCGTCTTGCTGGAGTTACTGCAACTGCCCCAGGATTTTTATATTCCGTTGGAAATGGTTCTGCAAATACAAGCACCGCTTTTTCTTCATCAACTGGTTCTGGAAACGTAGTTCTTACTACATCACCAACTTTTGCTACATCAATTCTTGGCGGTGCATCTATGGATGTATTTAATACAGGAAGTACTACACTAAATATCGGTGGAGCAGCAACAACATTGTCTATTGGAAATACCGCCACAGCAGCACAGACTGTTAATATGTTTACTGCATCTACAGGTGCCTCAACATATAATATTGCTTCGGGTGTAACTGCAACAGCAACAACAAAAACACTCAATATTGGTACTGGAGGTGGCTCTGGCTCAACAACAAATATTACCATGGGTTCTTCTATTGGTGGAACTTTTACAATCAACTCGCCAACACTTACCCTTGCAAGTACCGCAACCTTGAACATGAATGGCTCAAGCCCAACAATTGCAACATCGTCTACTGGAACTGCATCTATCTTTAATACAACCGCTGCAACGGTAAGCCTAGGTGGTCAGGCTACAACTATGAACTTGGCTACTGGTTCTTTTACGACATTAAGAACAATAAATATTGGTAGTGCTGCTTCTGGTACTGGTAATAGTCAAACAATTAACATTGGAGTTAACTCAACAACAACTGCCAATAATAACATTAACATTGGTGGAAGCACATCCAGTACTATTACTGTTACTGGAACTGCCAACATTGGAAAAGCATTACTTCAAACAGTAACATCAACAGCAGGTGCATCGACAATAACTTTTTCTTCAATACCACAAACTTACAAAAGTTTAGAAGTTGAGTATACAGTTGGAACAGCAAACACTGCCGCTACAACGCTATCAATTCAATTTTCTGGAGATACAGCAACAAACTATACATATGCTTTCCAACAATACACTGGAACTGCATCAACAAATACCTCTGCACCATCATCATATGCAAACGGATTTGACCAAGTAGCCATTCTTGTTCCTATGAATCATCCAGAAAATACTGCTATTGGTTCTTTTAATATAGACAATTATGCTTCCACTTCAGGTTCTAAGATTGGAAGATACGATGGTTACTATAACTATATTTCAGATGCAATCTGCTATGGAACATTTGCTTGGAAAAATAGGACAACAGCAGTAACATCAATGACTCTAACATTTAATGGAACAGTCACAGGTCAGATAGTTACAGCAAAACTTTTTGGTATTAACTAAAGAGTAGGGACAACCCTTACAAATCTTATTTGACTATTTTTGTAATCTGTTAATGGTTGGATGATTGTAGTGCCAGCCTCATAATGAGCATTTACTATTTTACCCTTGCCGATATAGATACCAGAGTGATAAAAGTTTGTCGAACCTTTATAAGCAAAGACAACGATGTCTCCTAATTTTGGAACAGAAACTCTTTTACCAATGTGTGCTTGTTTGTTGGCAGAATGAGGAACATCTAAGCCAAACTGCTTGTATGTCCATCTTACCATTCCAGAACAGTCCCACCCATATGGGGTAGACCCAGAAAATACATAAGAAGTTTTGTGAACACGTCTCATTAATTTTTGGACAGTCACCTTCATTCTTTCAGTATTCTTAGTATATTTGGCACGGTTAATCAACTGACTTCGATAGTCAAAGCCGTTTTCTTTAATTGTTTGTTGGGTTACTTTGTCTGCCTGAGCAATAGGGGTTGGATACCCAGACAACATAAAACTTAGTATTCCGACAGCGAGTAATTTTTTGATTTTTGAATTATTCATATTTTCCTCCTTTAATGGAAAAACACCTTTTTGAAGGGTGTCGTATATAAATTATACCACGAATTAACCTAAATGTCACTATCATGTGCTATAATTAAAAAATACAACACTTGAAAGGTGGTTAATCAATGTCTATTGATTTTAATTCATTACTTACCGTGGAAGAAAGAACTTCGGTAGTTACACAAAGAGTACAGCAACTAGCAGTTGAAGCATATCAACTAACTCTAAACAAAAAGGTTCTACAAGCACAGGAAGAGCCAAATGAAAAGGCACTAACCGAAATTGATAACAACATCACACTGCTTGACCAGATGATTTCTGTTTACAAGCAGGAATTGGACTCTCTAACAGTTGCTAACGTAACTGAGTAATATACTAATTATAAAATATTCTGGCATAGTGTTTGCTATTTCTTAAAACTGTGGTATACTTTATACATCACAGTTATGGAAAGGTGGAAACACTATGTCGGAATTTTTCTCATTTACACTCCCAACAGATTTTGTCGAAAAGTACAAATCATTGGAATCACCCTTTGGATTCGTGGATGCAGGTGGCAACGCACTAGGTGAAATTACCTTTGTTCGCACCTACTCACGAGTCAAAGATGACGGAACTAAAGAACGCTGGTACGAAGTCGTACGCAGAGTTATTGAAGGTATGTACTCTGTACAGAAAAACCATGCAAAGGAGAATCGTCTCCCATGGAATGACTACAAGGCACAGAAGTCAGCACAAGAAGCATTTGACCGTATGTTCAATCTAAAATGGACACCTCCAGGTCGTGGTATGTGGACATTTGGTACACCACTCACAATGGAAAAGCGTAACTCAGCGGCTCTTCAGAATTGTGCTATGGTATCTACAAAAGACCTAGACAAGAATGACCCAGGTCAGTTGTTTGCTTGGGTTATGGATGCTCTTATGCTTGGTATTGGAGTTGGCTTTGATACCCTTGGAAAAGACAAGAACTTTGCTATTTATGCACCATCAGAACCAGAAGTTACTTATGTAATTCCTGATACTCGTGAAGGCTGGGTAGAGGCAACTCGCTTGCTAATCAACTCATATCTTCGTGCAGGTCAGAACATCCAGAAGTTTGACTATTCTGAGGTTCGTCCAGAAGGTGCACCTATTAAGGGATTTGGTGGGGTAGCGTCAGGACCAGCACCACTAATCAAACTACACGAAAGAATTAGTCATGTACTAGGACAGCGTGTAGGAGAGACACTAGATGCTCGTGCCATCGTTGACCTAATCAACCTTATTGGTACTTGTGTTGTTTCAGGTAACGTCAGACGTTCCGCTACCCTTGCACTAGGCGTAGATGGAGACGAAGACTTCCTAAACCTAAAGAATGCAGATGTATTCCCAGAGCGTAACTCATACGACCCAGAGAACCCAGGTTGGGCATGGATGTCAAACAACTCTATCGAAGCATCTGTTGGCATGGACTACGAAAAGTATGTAGACCGCATTGTTGACAATGGTGAGCCAGGATTTATTTGGCTTGACGTTGCTCGTAACTTTGGTAGACTAGCAGACCCAGCAGATGGCAAGGACTATCGTGTAATGGGCTTCAATCCGTGTGCAGAACAGCCACTAGAGTCATATGAACTATGTACCCTTGTGGAAGTACACCTAAACCGTCACGAGTCAAAGGAAGACTTCCTGCGTACTCTTAAGTTCGCTTACCTGTATGGAAAGACTGTAACACTTCTCCCTACTCACTGGCAACAGACCAACGGTATCATGCAGAGAAACCGTAGAATCGGAACATCTCTAACTGGCATCGCATCATTCGCTGATGAGCATGGTCTTCCTACTACTCGTGAGTGGATGGACGAAGGATACAACAAGATTCGTTACTATGACAACAAGTACTCAGAATGGATGTGTGTTCGTGAATCAATTCGTGTAACCACAGTTAAGCCATCTGGTTCTGTATCAATCCTTTCAGGTGCAACACCTGGTGTTCACTGGGGTCCAGGCGGAAAGTTCTACCTAAGAGCAATTCGTTTTGGAAACACAGACCCAATGCTACACTTGTTCAAAGCAGCAGGGTATAGGATTGAGGCAGACCTAGTGTCAGCAAATACTTCAGTGGTATACTTCCCAATTGCATCGGGACAGAAGCGAGCAGAAAAGGATGTAACTCTATTTGAGAAGACAGCACTTGCTGCTACTGCTCAGAAGTACTGGTCAGACAACGGTGTTTCAGTAACGCTATCGTTTGACACAGCAACTGAGAAACAACACATTGCATCTGTTCTAAACATGTACGAAGGACAGTTAAAGGCTGTATCCTTCTTGCCAATGGGTAACACTGTTTATCCACAACAGCCATATTCTGAAATTACAGAAGATGAGTACGACTACTACATCGGTAGACTAGCAAAGATTGACTTTTCTGCTATCTATGATGGAGTAGACAATCTGGAAGCACAAGGCGAAGCCTACTGCACCACCGATTACTGTGAAATCAAAATTCCAGATAAAAACTAAATAAAAAGATACCCTGTCATTAACTTGGCAGGGTATTTTCTTATGTGGTAGAATAGTAGATATGGCTAATAACACCAATCTTTATTTAGATAAAATTCTTTTAGAACACCCCACAGCAGTCTGGACACTAGACGAAGAGCCAGTGCTATCAGATTTTTTAAATTTAACAAATATAGACTCTCTTTATCCAAGCCAGCCATCAAAGGTAATTCCAATACAAGCAACCTCAAATGGTGGAGGATATATGTCTTTTACTACAACAGGAAACCATGGTTTTTCAATTGGAGAGCATGTAGTTATTTCTGGATTAAGTCCATCTGCATATAATGGGAAATACACTGTTCTTGGAATAGTGAGTGATACACGCTTCTATGTTGCTGGCTCTACAACTGCAAACATTTCTGCAGCAGGAACTGTCAAAAAAAGCATGGAAGTATATAAACTGGAGTGCTATAACTCAGAAAAATATCCTGGATACGTCTTGGCTTCAAATCCATTAGTTGAAAAAACCCCAATAGTTTACGGTTCTTCAAAATCGCATTATGGTTCATTTATGTTACCATCATTTGGATTTCTAAGCGAAGATGGAAGGTATGGTCAGTACACATTTGAAACTTGGGTAAAGGTAAAAAGGTCAACTAGCAAAGACAAATTCAAGTTAATTGGCTTGATGAATACAGACCCAGAAACAGACGATGGCAATGGACTATACTATAACGACACTTCTTTTATTTTAAAAATTGGAAATAAATCTGATGAAGTTTTTATTAAACAGATGAACAAGCCAATGCTGATACAAATAACATATTCAGAAAACTTGGCATCATTATTTGTGAATGGAGAACAGTTGATAAATCTTGTATTAGAAGAAGAAGACTTGCAACTGTTAAAAAATCCAACAACATCTTCAGAAAATTGCTTAGTTTTACAGGCTGCAACATTTGATTGTCCAGCAATATATCCATACAAACTTTCTGCATCACAAATAAAAATGCACTACGCATATGGACAAGCAGTGTCTATGCCAGAAACAATCAATAAAAGTTACGGTGCGGCAACTGTTTCCGTAGATTTTCCAAGTGCAAGGTATGCTTCAAATCTAAACTATCCAACTAACGCAGAATGGAAAAATGGAGTATCTGAAGGATTAGATATAAAGAAATACTCTATATCAAACGAAGAGTTCGAACTCCCAGTTTTTAATTTTTACGATACAGTCAATGAAATCTCTTTGTCAAAAAATGATTTTATAACAGTTCTTTCCGCAGGAAACCAACCATGGAAACAAAAGTATGGTTCTTTTTCATCAATAAACTCTAACGTAGAATTCGAATCACTAGACCTACTTAAGAGCAAAATTGAAGGATTCTATATAGATTGTTATTCATCTGCATTGCCATCAACATCAGAAAAAACTATTTTTAAAATAGTTAATAAAATTAATAGAAACTATTTAAAGATTACTTTACAGTATGTTGGAGCAAACATAGAAGTAAAGTATAGATTTAAATATAACTCAAATGTGGAAACACTTTTAGCAACAAAAACAAATCCACACTACTTTGAGTCTGGTCCAGGAAGATACAACTTCCTTATAGGAATGAATATAGATAAGTTTTCTACACAGTTTAGCAGCAGCATTTCCAATTTCTTTAATAATCTTGAAGAACTTACAATGTTTGCACTTGGAGATAATGACCTAACAATAGACACAACTCCAGATGTAACTGTTAGATGGATAAAATTTCTTTCACAATATCAATTAGATAAACTCAATACAATATTAATTAATTCAGATGGAACATTTTTCTATCCAGCAAATGCAGCAGTTTCAACAAATCAAGAAGCAATTTTAAATTCAGCGGTAGGAAACTATCAACTTAACTATATACAAAATAAAAAGATTTACAATACATCATACACCTATAGCCAATTATACGAGTCTGAAAACTACTTTTCAATAGGTACATCTGGATATTGGAAAGATGATACACCACTTACTCATTTTGCTAAATATGTGAAAGACTCTGGTGGCAATGATGTTTATACTTTTAATAATATTCAGTTCAATGTAGACTATGACGCACCAGTTATAAACACACCAGCAGTATCTGGAATTAAATACTTTGACACATCTTTGTCAAATGTAAAAACCTATATAACTTTTGAAACAACTTCTTCAAACTATAGAGAAGACAGTTACTTTTCAAACGGAACTAAACAAATTAGTTTAAGTAGAGTAGTTGCTCCAGATGCAAACTGGGCAACAACAAAATATGAGGTAGTAGACGGTTCAATAATATATCCGCCAACAGGAGTAGACATATCTACCTTAAAAATAGTAACCCATATCGAGGTTGAAATTTCAGATACAGTAAATAACAAAGTAGATATAAAGTCTTTGGAAATGTGCTCACAAGCCTTATCTTTAGACACAACTGTTCAAAATCCAGTATATACAAAGTATGGAAAAAATATCATTCCATATACCTATACCCTTAGTGGACCAACAAAAGTCTATAATTATTCTGGCACTGGTAATGCAAGAAACCCATTCTTGATAGAAAAAAAGACCAGTCCATACTTAAATCTAGAAAGATTATCTGGAATTAGACTACTAGAGTTGGACTCTCCAGTTGCTGGAGTTTACAGAGGAATTAGGGTTCCTCTTAATGAAAAGCAAAATTTAAAATCAAAACTAAGTTCAATACAAATGTTTTTATATTATGACGCACCTGTTGACGTAGACACCTCTAATCTAGAAGCATTTCCTTTCGAACTAAAAGAAATTTTTAACATAGTTTCTTTAGATAAAACGTTATCCACTGTGCTTGGAGCATCTGGTGGAGGAATAAACTCTTATTTGCCAATATCCACTGTCAATGATTTGGGGTATGTTGAGCCAGAAGTTAAATACTACATAAATGGTGAACTTCAAGCAAACCCTATTCTTAGAACAAACGAGTGGACAGTTCTTACTATCGTCTTTGTTCAATCACTTAACCTTGACAACTTTGTAGGAGAGTTTAATATTACAGGTCCAATAGCAATAGACAACTTGGTTTTTTATGGTTTTACAGATAATGAGTTTTTAGGTGGTCAAAATGTTGGCACCTGGGAAGACGTAAAAACATCTACCCTTGGAATTAACTATACCTGGGAATATTGGTTAACACCATATACTTGGCTAGACCTACAAACATATCTTCCTTTAGATTATTATCCAATATCACCATCAAATATTTATGGCTCGTTTGTAGGAACAAACATACTTTATCCAGATTTTTACAACAGAAACAAGAGAATTACAGCACACGATATTCAATATAATGTGTATGGAGACTACAAATCTTCCAAATACATATACTCTGCAGACTAATGTGGTATACTAGTGGTTATGAATATAGATACTACAAAAGATATTGGTCAAGTCATGCCCAACCAAATTGGCAAAACAAGAGTTTCTGTCGTAGAAGAACCTTTTTCAGACTACGGAATCTACGTTTGGCAACTACGCTCAGGTAAAATGTTTACCGATGGAGAGGGAAATGCCCTTAGCATTGACTCTATGAAGGGCGATGAATCAAGAATTGCCTTGCTTCGTAACGAGGCTACTTGGCTAGGACAGCCAGATGGTCAGGCAGTATTTTTTGCTAATGTTCGCAAGGTATCCGATGAAGAGTACAGCGAACAAATTGACCGTATGGCTCAGGGATATATTCCTTCAGAAACAGACCTAGGTGCAATGGTAGATGCCAAGAAAACTCTAGACCTGTACGGACGTGATGACTAATGAATTATTATGAATACGCCAATACCCCTGCAAGACTAGATGAGGCTCAAGAGGCTGTAAACGAATTTGCTTCTATGGACCCATTTACAAAATCATGGGACGAACTAAAGGGTCTTTCTGGTATGCAGACTAACTTTAAGCGTAGAAGTTCTAGAATGGCTAAGGCTTTAGGTGATGATGCCTATCTAGAGTCTGCTGGTGCAATCCAGATGGGTACTAATGGTGCTCGCTCAAATGCCATTAACCCTGGTATAGTATTTCGCAATGCATACTCACTCTTTGACGTAATTACTCCACCATACAACCTTTACGAACTTGCAAACTATTATGACACCTCTTTTGCTAACCACGCTGCTATTGACGCAAAGGTAGAAAATACAGTTGGTCTTGGCTATGATTTTATCGTATCTGACAAAACAAACCTTAAACTAGAGGCTGCATCAGCAGACCAAATGGCTCGTGCCAGAAACAGAATTGAAAGACTTAAGGTTCAACTTAGGGATTGGGTAGAAGGACTAAATCAGGACGAATCATTCTCCTCTGTTCTAGAAAAGGTATTTACTGACGTACACGCAATGGGTAATGGCTACATTGAGGTTGGAAGAACAACTAGCGGAGACATTGGCTACATTGGTCATATTCCTGCTTCAACAATGCGTGTTCGCAGATTGCGTGATGGTTACGTTCAAATCATTTCAAACAAGGTTGTTTATTTCCGCAACTTCGGGGCAAAGAACATTAACTACATTACCGAAGACCCACGACCAAATGAAATTATCCACATTAAGGAATACTCTCCTCTAAACACTTTCTATGGTGTTCCAGACATTATGGCTGCTATGCCATCTCTACTGGGAGACATGCTGGCATCACAATACAACATCGATTACTTTAATAATAAGGCTGTACCACGCTACATCGTTACTCTTAAGGGTGCACAATTGACACAGGAAGCAGAAGACAAGTTGTTCCGTTTCTTGCAGACTGGTTTAAAAGGACAGTCACACAGAACTCTTTACATTCCATTGCCAGGAGACTCAGATAGTAACAAGGTTGAGTTCAAGATGGAACCGATTGAAAATGGCATCCAAGAAGGTTCATTCTCAAAGTATCGTGACCAGAATCGTGACGATATTCTTGTTGCTCACCAAGTACCACTTTCAAAACTTGGAGGCAGTAGTTCATCATCAATTGCTGATTCACTAGCACAGGACAGAACATTTAAAGAGCAGGTTGCAAGACCAGCACAACGCAATCTTGAAAAGATTCTTAATAAGATTATTCGTGAAAAGACAGATGTTCTAGAATTCAAGTTTAACGAACTTACTCTTACCGATGAATTGGCTCAGTCACAGATTCTTACTAACTATGTCAAGAACCAGATTATGGTTCCTAATGAGGCTCGTGAACTTCTAAATCTTCCAGAACGTTCTGAAAGTGATTCAATGATTCAACCAACTGCTCGCCAAGCAGCAGACTCTAATGCCAACAACGCAGGTAACAGAGAGCGTGATGCTCAAAGACAACAGGCTCAGGCTGACAACACAGCAACAACTGCAGGTAGAAATGCTCAAGGCGAGGGGAGACGCTCCTCTTAAAAAGTGGTATAATAACATTTGTATAACACTTTCACAAAAAGGGGCTATAATTAATACTATGAGTATTCAAAAAGCACATTTTGACATTGACGGAAATAATGTCCGTATCTCTATGCCTCTCACAAAGGTAGACGTAGAACGCAGAATCGTATCTGGTTTTGCTACGCTTGATAACATTGACAAGCAGAATGATATCGTTACCCCAGAAGCATCTCTATCAGCCTTCTCAAAGTTCCGTGGTAACATCCGTGAAATGCACCAACCAAAGGCAATTGGCAAAATGGTAGCATTCAAAGAAGATAAGTATTTTGACCCAGAGACAAAGAAGTTTTATCAAGGCATCTATGTATCAGCATATGTTTCTAAGGGTGCTCAGGATGCATGGGAAAAAGTTATTGATGGAACATACACTGGTTTTTCAATCGGTGGCAAGATGAATAAATGGGATGACGGTTATGATGAGAAGAGCGACACTGCTATTAGGATTATCAAAGATTACGATTTGGTTGAACTATCATTGGTTGATAGTCCAGCAAATCAGTTTGCCAATATACTATCTGTTGAAAAGGTAGACGGTGTTGATACCATCACAGGCGAGGGTACAGAAACAATCCTAGAAAATGTATTCTGGGATAAAGAATCTGGATTAGTAACAATCTCAGAAGAAGAAACAGCATTAAGCCCAGTCACTGGTGCAAGTATGCAAAACATAGGTTTTGTCGAGAAGT